GTGTCAGCGGAGACGGTGGTGCTGACGTCCTTGGGGATGATGTTCAGCTGATCAATGTAGTCCTTGATGGCCTTCCGGGTCTTGTCCGACGTCGTGGCCTGGTTCTCAAACTGAACGATCTGGTCCTTCAGTTTCTTCGTCGCGTCCTCAGTGGACATGTTGTTCTGAATGTTGGCGTTGTAGTTGTCGAGCATCGCCTGTACCGCAGCGCGGATAGCGTCACGGTTCTTGTACGCCGCATCGGAGTCGCCGTTGATAGCGGTGCCGTTGTCTTTCAGGGCCTGCGAGGCGTCCCTGATGCTCTTCTTGAACTCGTCCAGAGAACGGTCCGCGTTCAAGCCCGCAGACATGTCCTGCTGCTTCTTCATGGTGTCGGAGATGCTGCTCGACAACCCGTCCATCGCGTCGGCGGTGCTGTTCAACGCAGGCACCTGATTGTTCAACGACTGCGTAGTGCTATCAGTAGAGGTGATACCCAGGTCCTGCTCCGCCTTCATCTTGTCCAGCTGAGCAAAGTACTGCGGGAAGTCCCGGGCAGTGTTGATCAAGGCGTTGCCGTGGTTGTCGGTCACCGAAGTGATCTCCGCCATCAACTCCTTAGCGCGGGCCAGCTGCCCGTTAGCCGCCAAGTTAGCCAAACCAGCGTCGTAGTTCGCCAAAGAGTCCTTGGCTTTGCCGGTGACCTGGTTGACCTTGCCCAGTTCAACACCCAACTGAGCCATCGGCTCCACGTTCCGCACCGAAGACTCGGCAAGGTAGTCAAACGAACGCTTCAGGTTGACAACCTCGGTGCCTTCGAACTTGGTGTTGACCGCCAACTTCCCGGCCAACGCATCGTTCAACACGCCCAAGTCTTCAGCGGCATGACCGAACGCCATGCTGGCGTCCTTGGTGTTGTCCTTCGAACGGATCATGGCGGAGGTGAACTGGTCCACGCTCGCCGTAGCCGCAGCAGCCTTGTCTCCGCTGCTCGAAAACGCCTCCCCAAGCAGAGACACACCGATAGCCGCCGCACCCACGAGAGGCACCGCAGCGCCCAGCTTTCCCATGAACCCGCTAAGACCCCTGGCGCCGGTCGCGCCAGCCATCTCCTCTTGGAGGGTCAGCTCCTCCTTGCCGAGATTCTTCACAGAGTCGGCGGCATACATCGCCTTCAACTTCAACGTGTCAAACGCGGTACCGGACGCGATGGTTTTGCTGAGCGTCTGGAACATGTTCAACACCGTGCCCAAACCGGACATCAAACTGGTGAAGACCTCCAACGTCTTCAACACGATCAGACGCCCGATCAGAGCAGGCAAAACGATCTCAGCGAGAAGCTTGATGATCCCCGCGTTGTCCCTCAAGAAACCGGTGACCGCCTCCACCGCCGGACCGACAACGTTAGCCATGACAACGCCGATGGCTTTCAAAGCCAGGAAGAACGCACCGGCCAACAAACCGGCGAGGGGCTGGACAGCGTCCCACAGGTTATGCACCGATACCCAAGCTTCCTTCAACGTCCGGCCAAAGTTTTGGAGGAACTCAAGGATGACGGATTCGGCCTGGTGGATGGTGTCGGAGTCCAGGGCGTTCTTGATGTCGTTGCCCATGGTGTGCAGCAGAGGACCGGCGGTGCGTTGCACGTAGTCCATGAACTCCATCAGCTTCGGCAGCAAGGACGTGCCCAGCTTGATGGCCATGGTCTCGATGTACTGGCGAGCTTGATCAATCTTGAAGTTGAAGCCCTGGGTGATGACACCCCAGGTTTCGATGTTGTCGCCAGCGCCCTTAGCGCCTTCGGCAATGTTTTTCTCGTTAGCAGCGAACACCGCCAGGTTCGCCCCGCCGATCTGCAACGCCGTGTTGGTGTCCACGGTATCGCCCAACACCTTACGCAAAGCGCCAGCGAAGGTGTCGGCTCCCGGGACGCCGTTCCGCAGCGACTGGTTGAAACTGTTGGCGTTCTTGTACAACGTCAAGAACTCGGAACCTTGCGCCTTCAGGTTCGGCGTCAGAAAGCTCAGAGCGGTGCCGTAGTCCTTGGAAGTGATGGTGCCGTTCATCACCTGGTTGGCGAGGTTCCGCACCTGCGGGGCCATGGTCTGCAACATCTGGTTGAGGTCTTGCGACGCAACCTTGGACTGGTTGAACGTGTTCTGAAGGTACGTGCCGTCCGGCCCCAGGTGGTTGATGATGGCCTGGTCTACTTCGGCCATGGTGCCGAGCAGACCGCGCTGCCCCAGGTGTTCCTTCAAGTCCATCGTGGACAAACCGAACGTGGACATGGCCTTCACGGCAATAGCGTTCGGAGACTGCAACGACGCAATGGTGTGACCAAGCATCATGGCGGAGTTCTGCGCGGTGTTACCAGCGACGGTCATGGTGGCTTCAGCGGCAGCGACGTCCGCGAAGCTGATACCGGCGGCAGCCGCCTGAGGCAGAACAGCCGACAGAGACCCGGCGTAGTCCTCCATCGACATCTTGCCGGAGGCGACAGCCCGGATCATCATGTTCATCATCGGCACGGAATACTCCGCGCCCTTACCCATGTCGTGCAGGGCAGTGGTCAACGCGTCCGCGACGGTTTTGACGTCAGCGCCTTCAGCGCGGGCACCCTCAGCGGCGATCTTCATGACCTTCAGGCCCTCAGCGCCGTGGAAACCCGCCGATTCCACGTAGTACATGGCGTCTGCGAGCTGCTTCGTGGAGGTGCCGGTGGACACGGCCATGTTCAACAGGCCGTCGGAAACCTTCTTGATGGGGCCGGTGAGCTTGCCGTCCAGAACGCCGCCGGTTTCCCCCGCTGACGTCGTCAGCTTGATCATGGAGGCTTGCCAGTCACCGGCCATCTTTACTGCGACAGCAGCGACGCCAACACCGGCCAGGGCTACAACCTTGCCGACCTTGCCGACAGTCTCAGCGATCTTGTTGGTTTTAGCGCTGAACCCTTCCGCCTCCGCGCCAGCCTTCGACAAGCCCTCGGTGAACTCCCCCGAGACCAAGCCCAGCTTGATGAAGAGGTCTGCAACCTCGGATGCCACTGACGCCTCCTAGGCAATGGTGCGCCAGCGGGAGCCGAACGCCTCTTTGTAGATGAGCTGTGCCGGAACTCCCACAGCGAACTTGAACGCTGGGATCAGAAACGGATACCGGGCACCGTTCCGCAGCCCGGTCTTCTCCAGGTACATCGCATACTTGCTGGCCGGTGTACGGCTCTTCACGCCGCCGTACGTCGGGTAGAACCCGACACCCATACCGACGAAGCAGGAGAACTCCCCGCCCGTGAACTTCACTGGGGTGTGGGTGATGGCGCGTCGCAACGTACCGGAGATCACCGCCGGACCAGTTCCGGGACGCGCCGGAGTCGGCGTGTACGGCTTGTGAGCCCCGGAACTGGCGTTGATCTTCGCTTGCTTTTCCACGACCAACGCCAGTTCCGTCAGAGCTGCCTTGGCGCGGGTCTTCGTTTCCTCATCCAGCTGAAGAAAAATCTTCGTGAACGTGCCACGTCGAAGCTCCGACACCACGGCCTTCTCCTACCTCTTCACCCGCATGACCCCTGGCGCGTTGTTCCGCGCCGTCATCTGCTTCTCGTACTCCCCGCGCTGGATACGCCGACGACGCATGATGAAATCCCAACAGAACTGGCGGACGAACAGAGGAGTTTCCTCATAGTCACGCCAAGTCCAGTGCATTTCCTGCATCAGCTCGAAACACATCCACTCTTCCGGTGCAGCCCCAGATCCCCACGTCCCGTCGAGGATGGACTCAACGTCAATCAGGACGTCGGTGAATCCGGGGTCGTCGTAGGGGAGTCGCCAACCCGGCCCAGCTCTTCAGCGATAGCAGTGTTCACAACCAGAGGAAGACGTGCGACCTTGTCCGCCGTCATCGGCATAGTCAACATCCCCTGGTCTTCGTTGGGGTCGTTGGCGTCGTACATCCGCAGGTCAGTGATAAGCCGCGCCAAACGCTCATACGACTCCTGCGTGGCAGCTTCCTCGTTCACTGGGCCGCCGTTGGCGTTGGTGGCGATACGAGACCGCAGCCAATCCAACGGAACCAGCTTCGGGTTGCGGAACGTGACGTACAGTTCCACGTCTCCCGGTTCCGTCAACTCAGGGAACTTCAAGGTGATGAACCGGTCTTTCAAACCAGCCATGGACGCCTCCCGGTCAGTGTCATTGGTGCTAAGCCAATGAAAAACCCCCAGAGCCTGAGGATTCAAGCTCCTAATTGTCAGAACTTGCCCGGCTCTGGGGGTTAGACGTCCTCTGTAACCGCAACGCACGCTAATTATGCCCTCCGGTAACTACATAACCGCAGGTCAGAGGGTCAGTAGGCCGTAGAAACGAAGTTGGTGACCGTGGCGGTAATAGCACCGCCGTCAGTCGAGTTGTAGATACCCGACAACGAGAAGTCCGCCGTCACATACACCGACGACAAGTCCACCTTCCCCTTGTACCAGCCAGACTTGTTGGTGGTGAGGGTGATCACGGAACCACCCGACGTCACCGGCTGCGTAATCGTCGCAGTCGTCGGCAGCTGCGTGTAGTTCAGGTACAGGTTGAGGTCGGTGTCGTTCTCAAAGATGGCCTTGTAGGTGCCGTCCGCCTCCAACGACCCCTGGAACACTTCACGGGGCTGCTGAGTGCCGTTGGAGGCGTGGATAGCGTCCGCAGCCCGCTTGATAGTCAGGTCGTACGTGAGGCCACGCGTAGACGACCCTCCCGCGTTAGTCATCGTCCACTCCCAACCCAAACCGGGAATGACGGAGCTGAACGAAGGCGTCGGGTTGGGGGTCTGTTCCGCCGACAACCAGCCGGTGTACTTCACCGAGAACGTCATCACGGCCTTGGGGTCGATCTTGATGGCGCATTCGGAGATCTTGCTGCCGGGGAAACCGCGCGTCGCAGTACCCAGAGCGTTCGTAGCCACGTCGTACTTCGTCAGAGACCACGACGTCTGAGCCGCCGTAGGGTTCTGCTTGAACGAGTGCGTGGACTGCGACGTCACCGAACCGCCAGCAGCGGTGTGAGCGTACAAGGTGCCGGTCGTCGGAGTCGTGATCGGCGCCGTGTACGGGCCAGAACCAGTGACAGTACCAACCTGCACATACTCCGTGTTCGCCCCGCCAGAATCCTGGAGCCGGATGACCCCGTTGCTCGGCACCGACGCCGTCAAAGACAGCGACGTGGCACCCTGAGCAGCGTTGGACGCCAACGTCGTGGACACCCCGGTGGTAGTGACCGTGTCCGGTCCGATGATGCCGCGCAGCAGGTACGGGATAGCGTCCGGGTACGCCATCACATCAATAGCGAACTGGGAGTCTCCCGGACCCTGGTACATCCCCTGCAACATGGTGTCGTTGTTGCGGTACGACTCATCCCGCAACTCAACGAACACATCCTCAGCGTCAATCTTGGTGCACGGGATGTAGAACGCTGGAGTGACGTACGTGCCCTGCGTCGTCTCCTTAGCGATCCCTACATACCCAAGCTTCGCAAGAGAGGTCACTGCGACTCACCTTCTTTCGTGTCAGCCGCCGCAGCAGCTTCCTTGCTCTTGGCCTTAGGCTCCGGCGCAACAGGCTTGTCCTCCACGACGGTGAAACCCGCCAGAAGGGTAGGAAAGTCAATCTCCTCGCCAGCGCCTACCCGACGGATCACCGTCTCCGGTTCTCCCTCTTCAGGCCAGACCATGATGTCCTTTTCATAGCCGGTATCGTTACGCTGCTTCACTAGGTCTCCTAGTCGGTGAAGTCGCGGTCATCAATCGAGTACGTGACAGTGGCTTGAAAGTCCAGGCCGGAGACAATCGTGGCTTCGGGATCCACGTATTCCACGTGGATCCCGCCCCGGGTACCAGTCACCTGCGAACCCTCAGCCGCTTGAAGGAACGCTCCACCGTGGGTTTTGTCTGCACCGCCAGGCTGGTTCATGCCGATACCGCGAATCCGCAGCAGCAGAGCGTTAACGGCAACGTCGAAAGCCCTCTGATCCGACTCTGCGTTACCGGCTCCGCTAGACAACGGCCAACGCAGCTTCAGCGACATGTCGTAGGCGGCGATGGTGCGGTTGAACCCAAACCGTTCCACGTGCACAGTGGACCGGACCACATAAATCTGGGTTTTACGGTTAGCCGGTGTACGCGGAACGTACGCCTGCACAACGTCCCACGGTCCGCCGTCCACCGTCATCAAAGACGGCAACCCGTCAGCAGCCGTGCCCGGCAGGGACAGCCACAAAGCCTCCCGGTCGCAAGCGTCCGCTGTCGTACGGAACGTGCCCGGCATTTACCCTCCCTAGTGCCTTTTGCGGCCAGCCGGTTTGCGTCGGCGGGCAGCGCTGTGATGCGGGGCACTGGTGTGCTTCGCAGACTTCGTAGACTTCACAGGACGGGAACCCTTGCGCGCAGCTCTTGTAGCAGCAGCTTTCTGTTTCCTCGCCAACTTCTGCGCAGGTGTCATCCGCGCGTTGGCAGCTTTGATAGCAGCCGACATTTTGACTTTGCGCGCAGCTCTCTGTTCCGCAGTCATCGCCGCGTTATGGGCTTTGATAGCAGCTGCCAACCGAAGCTTCCTGGCAGCTCTCTTATCAGCCGACATGTTGGCGTTTGTGCGCTTAGCGATAGCTGACTGCTTAGCCTTCCTTGCAGCCCGCTGCGCATCCGTCATAGCCGCCAGGTGAGCCCGCAACGTAGCTGTTCGTTTAGCCTTCCGTGCCTCGCGTTCCTGAGGGCTGAGCTTCGCCAAAGCGGCTTTGCGTTTCTCGGACATGCTCGCTTTACGAGCCGCCCGCTGCTCCGGCGTCATCGCTGCCAGGTGAGCCTGGAGAGAAGCCTTACGCTTAGCTGCCCTGGCCTGTCGCTGCTCTACCGTCAACCTAGCCAGGGCGGCTTTGCGTTTAGCGGCCGTGGCTTGCTTCTGAGCCGGTGTCCGCTTAGCCAAAGCCGCCTTGCGGGCAGCGCTCATCTTGGCTTTACGTGCAGCCCTCTGCTCCGGCGTCATCGACGCCAGTTTCTTCCGCATAGAAGCAACGCGTTTGGCGGTCAACGCTTTCTTCTGCGCCACCGTCATCGCGGCGTAACGCTTCTTGATGGCCGCAGACATCTTGGCTTTGCGGGCTGCCCGCTGAGCTGCCGTCATGTGAGCCAGACGCGCCTTCATCTTGGCGCGGAAAGCGGCTTTCTGCTTGGCCGTCCACTTGTGGCCCTTGTGATGCTTGCCCTTGTTGTGGCCGGGATGTTTCTTGTTGTAAGACCCCCAGCCGCTAGCCATCAACTACCTCCGGGTGTAGGCCGTCAAAATCTCCAAGGCGTCCATGCGCAAAGCGTCCGGGTCGTGGCCGTGGCTGGACTGTGCCGGGTCCAGCTGTTTCAGCACCAGAGACGCAGCCATGAACTCGCTGGCCTGTTCCAAGTCCAGCGGGACCGTGGTGTAACCGCCGGAGTACACAACAACGATGGTGGTACCGGTCGGCACGTACGTTCCCAGCTGGAACCGGCAGTGCCCGGTGTCCGGTTCGTACTGGGTGGTGTTCGGCACCACAGCCTGCGTCCCGGAGTAGGACCGCAGCAGGTTGATGGAGGTGATGGACCCGGTCCACATCTCCTGATATCTGGCCGGGTATTCCCGTACCCAGAAGTGCCGTACCAGCTGCGATGTGCCGAGGGACTGTGCGCGGGAGAACCCGATCTGTGCTGAAGGTTCCATAGGCCCTGGGGTTTCGGTGATGTCGTCCACGTCAAGCATCTGAGCCCGTTGGGTTTCAGTGATGTTGGTGAACGGCGCCAGACGCCGGTCGGTGGCGGATTCGCACAGGCGTGTAGCCCGCAGCATGAGGTGGTCGAGAGCCGACGGGGTGAAGTCGCGCACCAGGTCTGCGAATGCTCCTGATTTCATGGTCGCGGAGGAGCACAGCGGGGTTGGGGCATCAGCGGGCATGGTGCGCTCCTACTTACTCGGCTTCGGCAATCTCGGTCTTTTTGGGGCGACCAGGCTTGCGCTTGGGGGGTTCTTCGCCCTCAGGAAGCTCCTGGGGAGTTTCAGGCTCCTCTTCCGGCTCCGGGTCCACAGGTTCGGCTTTGGGGGGTTCGGCTTCGCTGAAGCCGCCGGTGGGGATGGCGAGGAGATCCTGTGCCAAGTCGTCGTCAACCTCAATGACCTCACCGTCGTAGGTCCACTGGTGGCCGGGGACGCTTCCCGCCTGGGCCTTGCGCAGATACATGGTTCCGCCTTTACGTCGTTTACCGGAGTCGGGTAACGTAGGTAACTCGTTACTCGCGTAGGTGGCTTGCTACCTGTGACAACACACTAAACCGGAGGAGAAAACCGTGGAGTACTTGGTGGTGCTCACCCTCGCCTACCGCGACGGCTCCCGCATGTGCTACGCCGAATACCGGGAAGTCACCAACATCGAAGTCGGCCAGAAAACCGCCGACATCCTCCAGAACGCCCACGACCACATCGTGGCCGACAAGAAGATCGCCGACCCGGAGAACTGCGCCGTGGTCTGCTGGAGCATCACCCCCAACATGCTGCTCCGTCCGCCCGGCAACCGCCAGATGGGACGGAAGTAAGCTGCCCGGCATGGCTCAACGACGCCCCATCCTCAGCTCCAAACTGCGCGTGGAACTCCTCCAACGCCAAGGCCACAAACTCACCATCAACGCCAACAACGAACGCGCCGAAATCGAAGTCAAACGCGCCGACGGCCAACGCCACACCGTTGTCGTCACCATCGAAGACATTCCCCTGCCGAGACGCAACACCGCCCCGTTCAAGCGCTACCCCCAGTCCGCGCTCATCGCAGTAGCTATCCACGCCGCCTGCGACTGGAACGACGAACTGGAATACAAAAACCAGCTGGAAACCGTGGCCGCCGTAGACCCCACCGGCTGCACCTGCACCCTGTGCCGGGACGGACGGCACGTCCCGCTCAACCGCGCAGACGACATCAACATTGCCTACATCCTGCTAGGGAGGCAACGCAACAACACCGGACACAACATCGACGTCGTCACAGAACACGTCGTCACCCCCGACGGCACGCTGGACCTGTCCAACAAACCCCACTACGCAGAAGCCCGCGTCATGGACAACGGCAACCTACGCAGATACAACCTCATGCCCTGGTGGGACGACATCCGACA